CATCGCCAGCCACAATCAGGCCGGTGCCAGCGGTGGCGAGGGGGATAACCGTTTGTCCGACCGTGAAAGCCGCGCTGGTGGAAGTCGCGCCGGAAGCCGTGCCGATGGTGGCAGACGCAACCTGCGCCGATTCCTTGATAGAAAATCCTGAGAGGTTCAGAATCTCGCCGTCGCGCAGCGTCATGGTGGTGCCGGCTTCGTTCGCCTTGGTCAACTGTGTTAGGGTGCGAAGCTGGGCACCTGTGGTTGTATCAATAACCATCGAGCGACCCGTTAGCGGAGCGCCATTGTCGTCGAGGATTTTCTTCATCTGCGCGGCCTCGCCCGTGTTCGTGGTGAATGGGATAGTATTGGCCGTTCCATAAGCGCGGGAGGCACCCGCCTTGAGCTTGACCACGCCGCTCAGCTCGATTTCGTTGATGGCGGTGCGGAAACACTGCGCGATCTGATCCTGCCGGATATTCAGGTAGCCTGGTCCGGTGTTCATCGCGTACTGTTCCTCGCCGCTCCAAGAGAACGGCCAGGTGCGGAATTTGTCGATGGTCAGCGTCTTGTTGGTGATGGTCTGGTCGGCAGCAGCCGGCAGTGCCATGCCCGGCGAAATGTCCTCACCCGCCGAGTTGGCGGGCGTCTGGAACACGCGCAGCGTTTGGCCCGCCGCCACGCGGTCGGCGGTGGCATTGCGGGCGACGGAGGGGATCAGGCCCACCAGTTCACGCGAAACTACGTCGAGGGCCGCGTAAACATCAGGGATTAGATTCGTGAGGGTGTTTGCCATAAAAACTTAGTTCGAGTGGTGTTGTTGGTTGGTGGATTAGTCAACGAGCTTGGCCGCGCCCGCGTTCACTTCCTTGGCGAACGCGCTCTTTTGATGTGCGGGAAGCGCGCGAAACTCGGTCATGCTCATGGTCTTGCCGCCAGCCGACTTGTCGGCCTTGTCGCCGGGCTTCGGAGCGGGGATGTTGCCGGCTGGAACGCTCAGCTTGGCGAGCGTGGTAGTGACCGCGCTTTGAAGGGCAGTGACCGTATCAACCGGGGAGGCATCGGCCTTCAAATCGAGTTTGAGCGCGGACGCAGCGGCGGTAAGCGACGTTTTGATGGAAGTGATTTGTTCCGTGGCCACGCTCAAATTGGTGTTGGCCGCGTTAAGCTTCGTCTCCAAATCAGTCTTGGCAGACAGTGCGGCGGTAAGCTCGGTGGCAATCTTCTCGCTCAGTGCGGTCAAATCCGACTTTACGGCGGTAAGCTCAGTGGCTTCCGGCTTGCCAACCAAGGCCATGATTTTTTCGCCCAACAATTTCCAGATAGCTTGTAATTCGGTCAGCATAGTTTTCGAGAATGGTTGTGAGTCAACTTTCGGAACTGAGAACAGGCCGCTAGGGTTTGCGGCGGGCGAGTCCACAAGGTCTGCGCTGTAAAGCTCAGAGCAGCGAGCGAACGAAGTTTCCCCGATTTTCTCGGGGGTGTTATTGAAGGAAATAGAAAGCCCGAATGCGCCAGGAATTGTCTGCGCCATCTCAATCAACTTGGCGTAAGACTCTCCAGTTTTGAGCAAATGAAGGTCGGCCCGAAGGCAACTTAACTGCCCGTTCGCATCTCCCATCGACTTCTCGGGAAGCTGGTCAATGGTAAAGTTCCTCAGAACTCCCGCGATTGATTCAACCCCAGTGCCGTGATTCATCTTCACCCGCACGCCATCCGTGAAGGTTTCGGCCTGCTGTTTGACCTGCGCGAGCGTTGTCGCGTCGATCTTAACCGGATGCCCTTTTGCCTCGCCCTCGGTCAAAACGGCAACGCGCCGGATTACTCCGGTTTCCGCGTCAACCTGACTTTTGGCGATGGCTGAAAAGCATTGCAGCATCTCAGCAACTACGGGCAGTCAACTTAGCGCAGGCTGGCGCGCGGCTTGGGGCTGGAAAACAAGGTTCCTCACCTGACGCCGCGCGCCACCTGACAAAATCAACTATTGCGGGATGAACACTCGATCAAAGCGGGACACTGAGTATTGCTGCGCGGCCATTCGCTGCGCCGGGGCTTCCGATTTAGCGGCCTTCTCTACGCAGCCCCGGCAAAAAGTGCTCGAATGCTTTTCGCGCTCATAGCTATTCTCCGGGGGCCGGCTTGGTTGCGTTCTTCTCCGCGTTCTCCGTCGTGTCCCGCTCTTGGACATGGGGAGTCGGGGGATTCACGCTTGGCTGATAGAACAGCGCCATTGCCTGATCGAAAGTGAAATCTTCCCCGCCTGCCAGCGTGCGGGCAAATTTCAGCGCATTAGAAGCCGCCAGCATCAAATCCCGCACTTCCTTTTCGCGCTGTCGGCGGATGTGCTTGGCAATGTAGCCGTCCTTAGCCGCCTCAATCCGCTCGTTGGTTAAGCCCATGCGGAGCCGGTTCAGCGCAGCGGTAACGTCGTTGCCTTGGTCAACACTCAACTGCGCCGGGAACCCAACACCCCACTTGAACGGATCAATGCCCGCATCATTGCGGGGAATGCGCCCGTTTTCCATGCCCTTGGCAATGGCGTATTGGAAGAATCGCACGCTTCTGATTTCCTCAATGGATTGACGCTCAGAAAGTGAGTTGTTGGCCTTCTGCGCTTCTAGGCGTGTAGGTGCCCGACCGGTAGCACTTGCGTCCAGCAGGGCATAGGGCCAACCCAAGTCCGCAAGACATTCCGTAAGGATACGAACCGCGAACGCCTCCGCATTCGGGTGCGGATTCTCAAAGTTGATGCCGGCCAATTCCTCATCTGCCCCAATGTACTGCACGTTGCCGTCTTGTGAGTAGTCTACGAAGACAGCCCTTTCTTCCGTCGTGCCGTCCGAGTTGGCTTCCGTGGCCATTGTCATCTGAAGTGCGTTGCCGCGCGAGGATTGCGCGTCCTGCCCCGGGGAGAGCTTGTGAACTACAGCGCGTTGCGCCGCGTTGGCCAAACCCTTCAAGAACTGGTCGTCAATTTCTTCCTTTTTACACCAATGCAACACGCTTGCCGCTATGCGCGGAAGCCCGCGCCCCTGCCCAAAGAATTCCATTTCGCAGGCGTAGTGACTGCCCACCGCAACGCCCAGCTCAATGTCAAAATACATCGGCAGTCCGTCCGTGGTGTAGCCTTGCACACGCACAGCAATCGGCTTTCCGTCCTTTCGGATTACACCGTTGTAGATCGGCAGTCCGTTAAACTTGCTGCTTGCATCCCACACGATGCCCATACCATCAGCCCGCATCGGCGCCGAGTAGGTGCCTGTAAACATTGTTGATACCCAGCCAAGGCCTGGATAGCCGTTGCCGATCCGCGGAGCCGGAATGAAATCCAGCTTGGGATTGTGCTGTTCATCTTCGGTGAAAATGGCAAGGTCATCACCGTGCATGTCAAGCCCCATGCCAGAGACGCGCATCCCCCAAGCGAAATCTTCGCGCAACTCCCGAAACATTGCGTGCGGTAGCACTTCATGTGTCAGGTATTCCTCCGCCGCCTCGCCCCATCCCTCGTTGTCCCCCATGTAAATCGGGAGCCAGTTGCAGAACGCCCACGAATTCTTGTCGCGGATCGCTGAGCGCAAGGAAGGAATCCGACAGCACAGGGAAGCTGACAGGGATACAAGCTCGGCATGGTCGTATTGCGAAATGCTCCGCTTGATCTCTCGGTTGAGCAGCGGGCGGGGGCGGTATTTGCCTGGGGATTCGCGCGGAGTTGGATAGATTTCTTGACCGCTCGGGCCGTAAATGAAGCCTGAATACGACATAAATTACGCGCCGTATGGCGACGTGAGAAAATACGGCAGGGCGTAAGTGGATTCCACTCGCATCACCCGCTCCTGAAGCGGATTCGTCGGCTCGTATGCAAGACAGCGAGCCGTGTCCGACTGGGTATCCCCCGCCTGCCCGCGCGTGTAGATTTCAAAGCGAACAGCCTGAATGGAATTGCGAAGCTCAACTATGGTGAGCGGTCCAGTCCTCTTTCTCCAGCCGGTATGACTGTTTTGCAACTCCTGAGTTGAGCCGGTAGTAATCGCCTGCGAAATGGACTTCGCAAGCGCAACCAACTCGTCAACCGTCTGGTATTTAAAAATCCGCTCAGGCATTCACCTGAGGCGCATAGTCAAACAGGTTCAACCCGCTCGGCAATCATTGCGTCGGCCAGCGCATAAGCCCCGCACGCAACATCTTTCCAAAAGTCTGGTTCATCCCATCCCGCAGTTGTATCCTCTGGCACCTCTCCGCCGTCCATCGTTAAATGAGCTTGCCCTGCGATTTCTTGTCGTTCAATTAGCGCCGGAAGTGCCGCAATTGCAATCCTGTCTCGTAGTGTTATTTCTGTGCTCATAAATCATTCTTCACTTTCATCCGCTGGCGCCGCCACTCCCAAATAACCCCCAAGCCCAAATTGCACCAAGCACATGCACTCCGCATCCCAAAAGTGATTCTGCGGCCGGTACTTTTCCCAATACGGTTTCCCGTTCTTTTTCACCGTTCGGTATTCGGCTTGCATTTGGTTCTCGTAGGTGAGGTTGCCAGATTCCTTTAACCGGGTGGATTCAGCGAGCGGTCCAGTCAGTTGCTCGCGCTTGAGCGAGTAGAATTTTACTGTCTGCCCTCCGCCAGTAATCAGGGCGTGCAGCATGTCTTTGATTCCAAGCTGGCTCCAAGTGTAGAGCGGCACCTTGATTGAAAATGACTGACTGCGAATGGTCACGTTCCGGGACTGGGGTTGCATTGGGGACATAAGCCGATACGTCTTATCTGGCCACAACCACGAATTGCGCCCCGTCGTATCCCCTGCAAGCATGGTCCATGTGAACCATTTCGAAGCCTCCACCCATTTTCCGCGTTTCTTCCGCTTGAATTTCTGCTCGCGGATTTCGTGAGCAGCCATGTCAATGATGTCATTGCGGAAGAATGAGCAATCAATTCCAAAGTTCTCGTTAGTGATCTGGTTCCGATCCTGAAATGCTTTGAGTTCATCCCAGCTACGGACAAACGCGCGGTCAAGCTGGTACATGTTCCCCGCAGTATCAATCGCCCGCGCCACGGCCCAAAAGTTGCCCGTCTTTGGGCTGCCAGCCTCGGCCGTCAGGTCATCATCCTGTTGCGCATCCGCCGCGCCCACTCGGCATACTTCGTTAGGAATGCCATCTTTTACGTTGTAGCTTCCGGTGATGATGGGGATTCGCCGGGACTGAGAACCAACCTCGTAGAACACCGCGCGCTCTGAAATGTGCCAGTCAATGAGCGGCTGCGCATTCCCGAATTTCTCTGTCGCCTTGGCCGTCAGGTAGCTCTTGGCGCTCGCCTCAAACCTGTTGTCAACGTTCGATTCTTTGGGCAGGTAGAAGACGACCGACCGGGGAGAGATAAACCGACCTGGACTAATCTCAACGCGATAGTCCTGCCGATAGGTCTTGGCGATAGCCTGGCGGATTTCTGGCCGGTCGTGAATGGCATATCCGCACCAATAGCACTGCCAGTAAGCGGACCTTGCCCGCTCGTCAATGGTTCGCTCTCGCCGCGAGCCGTCCGCGCCAATCGCTTCCGCCCCGTCAAACGTCATGCCCGAGTAAGTGCCGGGGGCCGGGGGCGGCACTTGCGGGCCGCGAAGCACTGGCCGCGCCTTGAAGTCTTCCCCGCGCAGTTGGGCAAACTCCCACGTCTGCCGCCCGTCGCAATGCGGACACTCCCACGTCAGGGGCACTTGATGGCAGCCCTTTGCCCAATTGTGCAAATCCTCGCCGGCCAATCCGGCTTGCGACTCAATCAGAATCTTGCAGGTATCAGGGAAGCGGTCTGCCCGCTTGATGGCCTTCATCAGCAGCCCATCGCTACCGTGCTGCCAGCTTTCCGAAACCCACACGTAGCGATAGCTGAACGTGGAGACCGTCGTATCGTTCAGGCCCCCGACCGTCAGGCTCATGCTGTTTGAGACGATCTTGGTTTTCGTCACGTCATGCCGCGTGCCAGTCTCTTGCTCAATCCGAGCAAACAGCGTCGGGTGAGCTTTGATGGTCGGCATCAAACGGCGGTCAGCAAACGAAAGCGCCTTGTCGTCAGCTTCAAAGACTACCAGCGCATCCCCCGGATCGTGCTCCATCACATACGGCAGCCAGACGTTTCCGCACACCGATTTCAAAACCTGAGTTGCGCCTACGATTCCAACCTCGCGCACCCCATCGTCAAGCAGCGCGGCGAATGGCCCCGCGAGTTGGCGGGCGGTTTCGATTGAGAAATATCCGTCCTGCTCTTGCGGCATTGAGTTGTAGGCCGGTCCGGTCAGTCGAAAGCGTTTGGCGTTGTCGATGATCGAGCCGCGAAAGGTATGGCCAACGGCGGCGAAGCCATGGCGCATTAGCCCCTCGTCAATCTGCGAATCGGCAATCACAGGCCATGCACCTTTCGCTTGCGCCCGTAGTGGTATCCGCCTGCCTGTAGATTCAGTTCAATCCAATCGGTATCGGGCAGCGGGTCGGCCACTTTGTTCTTGGCGTGAACCCATCGCCGCCAATGCGCCTTGCGCGCCCCGGCTTTGTTCTGAAACGGGGCCTTGCACCACTTGCCCCACAGCAAGCCCCAGTGACCGCAGAATGAACAGGTTCCAACCTTCATAAATCACCTTCCGCATTGCGGGCAAATTTCTCGCCTGCCTCGATTCGGACGCGAAGTTCTTTTAGCGTCATTGTTCTGCTCGTTCCTCCTCGGCGGTCTTTCAGGATAGAAAACCACGCCGAGGACACTCCGCGTGCCGTCAGTTCTACAATGGTCTGCTGTTCTTCATTCTCCCATTCGAGGTATTTGTCAGGCAGCACTCGATACAGGTGGACGAAGTGGGAGATTCCGGCCCGGACACACCTGCCCCCGCAGTTGTTGTGCGGGAACCCCATCCGGTAGAGTCGCGGGATTTGGATTCCGAGCCGTTCCGTTTCCTCTATCATCCGGCACTTATCCCATAGCGGAGCCTCGGTCATCGGCGCTTCGATACGCCAGTTGGCCTTTACTTGGCGCATGTCGTTTAATCGGTTCCACTCAGTGGCATCCATCCCCACGTAGATTATAGAGTCCATCTCCAGGCAGTTCGCCCGGTGCCATGCGTCCAGCGGCTCGCGCTTCAGGTAGATCGAGCAGATTGGGTATTTGGCGTTGGCGATCATTCCTTGCTCGCGGAAGAGTTGCCACGGAGTTTTCCCCACGCAGATGCGCGTGATTGGCAGCCCGATATTTTGCGAGCATTGTTCGTTGAAGCGATACAGTTCCTCATCCTCTATGAGCACGTCAGCAAAGAGCAGCGTCACGTCCTTTAGGCCGTGCTGCGCCCCCACTAAAATTGACGATGTGTTTCATTCGGTGATGGCGAACCAATCACTTCACCGAACCGGCTCCGCGCCGGTCGGTGAGTTCTGTGTTCAGTGTTTCGGGTTGAATCTCTACTTGCGGCACTTCCGGGGCATCCTCACCCTTCGCAACCAACTCGCAGACCGCTTCAATCTTGTCCATCGTTGCCCGCGCCAAGCTGGTGTGGAATTCGCGCAACGCGGACCTGTGCGCATCACTCAGGCCAAGCGAGGCGTGAAAGTCTGTGATGGCCTTTATCTCTACTCGCTCCAACTGCGTTCTGACGATGCCGTGATACCGCTTGAGTGCGGCTGAAATGGTGCTCTGAGCAACCTTGGCGTCGGTCAACTTTCCTTCCGCCTTTCCAACCTCCAAATCCATCAGGCGCAACTTGCGTTCCTTGATCTTGTTTTCAAGCTCTTGCGTAGCTCCAAAGAGCGGGTCAGGCTGGCCAACGGTATCCATGCGCGGGCCGAAGTAGGTTTGAATCCAGGCGAAGCAATCGGACACCTTGTAGCGGTTTCCATTGGACGGCGGCGGGAATGGCACGTTGCAACCGTTCGGGACGTACTTCAGCGCGCGCCAATTCTTTATTGTCTGCCGGCCAACTTGCAGCCCAATCTTTGGGAAGTTGCGCATGATGAGGGAGCCGAGCGCGTCCATGCCTGAGACTGTCGTCGGGATGTCCTCTACCGGTATTTGGCCACGCCGCTCAGAGTCCAGGGCTTGCTCTGCACTGATTTTTCCCGCACGCAGCAAGTCCTCAATGTCCAGCTTCGATGCCGACGCCTTGAGCCACTTGGCGTACTGGTTTTCCAGCCGTATCGCCGCGGCCTCGCGCTTGGATAGCTTTTTCTCTGGATTCTCGCCGCTCACAGTCTTGTTTCCAGTTCAGTCAGGAATGCGCGAGTCTTTTCGATGTTCTCCCGCACCGCCTCTCGCTGCTCCTCATTCCACGTCGGGGCTGCTTTTATCATCCCCTCAAACCTTATCTTGAAGTCGGTATAGAATTTCCATGACTGCACCGATGGGGTCAGTTCGTGACTGGTCTGCGCTAGTTCGCGCGCGCCTGGAATTTCGATTATACCCGAACACTGAAACGTCATTTGCATGACAGAGTTGGGTATGTCATTCAACTGCTTCGGCTGGTTCTGCATCTTGTTTGAGATGCGAACGTAGTTCATTAACCACGCAACCTCAGTCTCGGCAAGTGCGCCTGAATTGTCGCGCAGCCATTCACGCAAGCAATTCTCGGTGACGTTCTCGCGCCCGAGCAATTCCTTGATGAGAATGCCCATAGTTCTGGTCTGATTTACAGACCTCACCATGTCTCTCGCGGATGAGTTTGACGCATCCATGAAAATGCGATGCGCTTCATTGAACTGCCTAATCAGTGCGGCTTTGACGGTAACGGATGGTTTGTCGCTCATAAATGTTGTTTAGTCTTTTACATGTTGCAATTGGCTCTTTCGAGTGGCGCTCATATTTTCACACCCATCGCTTCCGCGCTGCCCAAGCGCAGGCGGAAGTTCGAGCCGTTTCTGAATCATCTTTACCAGCTTGGCCACATTCGCCCGCTCGCATCTGAAGTGGTCCGCAAGCGCAACCTGGTCTTTCTTGGATACCAAGTCCAAGAATCCGTGCGCGACCGCAGCGCACTGAATCGCCAATAGGGCATTGCCTTTGAAAATCAGCATTGCCCGAAGTGTGCAACGCCAATGGTCTATTGCTTTGCGCGCCGCATCTTGGTATCCCTTGCGGTATTGGTCTTCCGCAACGTCGTCTTCGTCCATCAGCGGATCGCACACTTGCGGATCGTGACCCGAAGGCATCGAGGTCTCTGGGCTGTTGAGCGGCTGCAAGTCTTCTTCAACTGGTTCGAGGCGGTTTCCCATAGGCTTAATTCTTGCCGTCATTTTGGTTAAGCACAGCCGCGACCATCGCGGCAAAGAGAAGTTCAAATCCAATGACGTGCACTTTGAGAACGGCCAGCACGATTCCGGCGCCCAAAAGTAGGAGCGTGATCGTTTTCATGTTATTGGTTTTCCAAGCCCGTAGCCGCGTCGAGGCACGCTTCCGCTAGGACTGGACCTTCCAACGGCTTGCGAGGGCACAGTCGCAGCGGACGGTGGCAACTTGCAGCCTTGGAAAATTCTATGAGCAGCCATTTTTGTCAGCTCGGCAACCTGCCCGTTGCATTTCTCGAAGGAAGGACCCGCCGCCACGCTGCCCCCGCGCGTGCGCTGGCTGGCCTGTGGCGCGTTGGTTAATCGCTCGCCCTCCGTTGGTGCCTGTCCCGGCGCAGTTGTAACAGGGGCGATCTGTCGCAGCCCAACCAAGCGGGTCGAGTGAACCGGGGTCTGTGGTTTTCGTTTGATCTTTACTCATATCAACTCCCTTTCCTTGTTCGCGTCCTTAAACACCTTCCACAGGGTCTCCAGCACGCTGTGCCACGCTTCCGGGTGGATTAGGATTGTCTCCAGCGCCGCGTCATCCCACGACTCGCCTTGCAGGTAGTGCCATCGGGCAATCAACCGTGCGTAGTCATGCAGGAGCCGCTCAAAGATGCCGCTGAATCTCGATTGCATTTCCTGGCGCGCGTGGCCCTTCGCGTTGGCCAGCGTTAGGGCTGCCGTTTTAACTCGGTCCTCAACGCATCGGCGTTCTACGCGCAGGTCTGCGCAGCGGTCGCATGTCGAAATAGGCAGGAGCTTCTGCGGATCACCCAACGCCGCGTAGGCGTCGTCAATTTCAATAGTGATCGGCTTTTTGCAGAACTTGCAGTTGGTGGCGTGGTTCATGTCCCTATCATCCTTTCGAGTCTCTCAAGCTCTTTCTCAGTCATGGACTTTTCCTTATACGACTTTGGTGGCGGTGCGTGATTCCTGGCCCGATCCAGAGTCTTGTCCCAATCGCGGCAGAGTGCAGACAGTGATTGCGGGAAATACCGCTCTCCGATTTCGGCCCGGGCGCTTTTCAGTTCCGCAAGCTCAGCCCTCACGTCTGGGCGCCGCGCGATTTCGGCAACTAGGTGCTCTTCCTCGCCGCGGCCAACGGTCGGGCGGGGGCGTTTATACATCCGGCAGAGTTCGGCTTCGAGCCACTTGAAGCGGGCGTCCACTTGGGAGTCAGCCTTCTGCTTCTGCAATGGCAAATTCACACACACACTTTCCGGTTCGGGTTCGGGCGTCGTGCGCACGGGCGAAGGCGTGGGCGTGGACGAGGGCGAAGGCGTGGGCGTGGACGAGGGCGTGGACGAGGGCGTGGACGAGGGCGTGGACGAGGGCGGGGACGAGGGCGGGGACGAGGGCGGGGACGGGGACGAGGGAGGCAGGATTCCGCAGGATTCCGCAGGATTCCGCAGCGGATTACCGGAAATAGGCCATTTCTCCTTAGCCCCATCACGCACACGTTCCTGCCATTGCGTGACTTGCAGAACTTTCTTGCCGTCGCAGCCGTATAGCGCTATCAGTTTTTCCGCAGCAAGGCGCAGGATTCCGCAGGAAACCGCAGCGGAATCTATTTGCTGTTCGGGGTGCTTTTCGTTCCATACAGAGAAGCACTCACCGGCCAAAACTGACGGGCGAGCATCGTATCGCCCGTAGTCGTCAACCTTGGTTAGGATGCGGATGTAAAGGCTTTGGCAGAATAGGTCAACTGAGTTGAACCTATCGCTATTGGTGATTCCAGGTCTGAGAAAACGCTGTGGCATTTAGTCACTCTCCCAATGGGTTGAAAACTCAATCGCGCCACCAACCCGGGCGTGAACGCCAGCTCGAAAGCGGGAGAGTTCCCACGCGGTGGCGCGATTGAATCTTCGGATTTGCTGACGTTCACGCATATGGATTGGAGTCAACGGGTTCACCTAGTTATCTTCTCCAACCTTTCCAACGCATCTCCATGCACGGGACCTCCAATGGCATCAAATGAGCACGACAGTAGCCCGTTGCTCACAAGCCTGTCTCTGCGGCCTGTCGGCATCGGCGCGCGTTGCCCATCGCCCCGGAGCGCACGTAGGCGCTTCGGCAGGCCGTCCACGCATTGGCCGCGTCTCTCGGCGCGGAGGCGTTGCATACAGAGGCGCTTTTGATTTAGGAGTTGGAAGCGAGTCTTGGTCATTCAAGTGTTTCCTCCCGTTTCCTCTTTCAACTCCGCTTGCAGCCGATCCAATTCCGAGCTGTATCGCACGCTGTAAATCGCTTTTAGGATAACAACGATTCGCTCTAGGCGAGAGACTCGGCGAGAGAGGGTGGCGAGTTGCGAGTGGGTCATTGTGCTTCTCCCGCTTCCTGAATTACAATCTCGCACCCAGGGGAGCACCCGGGCGGGCAATACAGCTTGCGGACTCTCCCGTCGCACACCTGCTTGTCATCGCCCCAAAGCCCCAGGTCTGTCAGTGCATCGAGAACCGCCTTGTCGCTGTTATCCCTGTCCGGTTTTGCCGTGTGCCAGACGGGCGCAGTCGGCTTCAACTCTCCATTGGATCGGAAGTGCGACTTGGGCCTCGGAAAGTAGAATGTAAGGTCAACACGGAGCGGGCCTTGCCATTGCATTAGTTGCGGTATTGGCTCTTTGATCCACGCTTTTGCGGCCTCATTCCTGACGATCATCTTCCACGACGTTGCCGGGTGCTCATGCCTGAGGCCGTCACTGCTCTTGACGGTGGTGGGCGTGTAAACACGGGCATGGCCGCCGAATGCTCTTGCCTTGACGCGGGGCTGGCCGGCTGGATAGCCAGCAGCAAAGAATTCAAGTGTGGGTCTCATAGGTGCATTTCTGCATATCAATCACGATAATTCGCCGCCATCCGCTTCCCGCGCTCCGAAGCGCGTTGCTGCAAGCGCCTGTTGTACGGTCCTTTCCAGTCCCTAGGCATGTGCTCAGTTTGTCCTAATTACTTGTTATGCTATTCACCAGCAGCAAGGAGGGCTTCCATTTCTTCCCGTTTGAGGTTCGGACACTTGCGGTGGAAGAACTCCCAGAATCGGTCCGGCCAGCTTGCATACGCTTCGTGCGGATGTGCCTCGGCAAACCACTCCCATGCAGTTTTCTCGGCTTCGATGGCTTCAGTATCGGTCAGCATAACCAGTCAGTCCAGGCGACGCGGGGTTGCGCCTGTCTGTTTGTCGTTGCTCAGGTGCCCCGCGCGCCTGAGTTCGGTGTTCGGAGTTTGTGCTTCGAGAGTTTGGATTGCCCTCTTTAGGTGCTCTATGACCATCTCTTTGCCGTGCTCATTTCGCGATGCCAGCCGGAATGCCGCGTTGGCCATCTCCATGTGGATTTCGGCCCGCGACCACTCCGAACCAGGCGCTGCACACAATGAGGGCCGCGCTGTGCTGGTGGGCGATTCGGGAGTTGGTTGGGCGGCCCTCATGTGTGAGCTTGGTCGTTAGGGGTCATAGCAACTCACCTTGGTTTATCTCGCGTTCCAGACGCGCGACGGCGGTTGCAAAATGCTTGGGGTCTTTCTCGATGCCTATGAAGTTGCGGCCAGTCCGCAGGCAGGCGATACCCGTAGTTCCGCTGCCCATGTAGGGGTCTAGGACGGTCGCTCCTGCAGGCACCTTTGCCCGCTCCATACACCACGCCATTAGGGCCACCGGCTTTTGCGTCGGGTGGATTCCCACCGGACGGCACGGGTCGCCGCCCGCGTCCACGGCTCGCACTGGCGGCGGGAACGATTTCAGAATGGCATAGACGCCGCAGCCGCCTTTCATCCATCCGATTTCCGCATCGCTCAGAAACGTGCCCCATAGGTGCTGGCCTTTCTTGAGCCACACCAGCGTTGTGCCGACGGGCAGGCGTTGCGCGTAGTGGTTGGCTCCAAATAGAACGCAGCGCGGATACTCGATCCACGGCGCGGGGTCGAAGGGTTCGCAGTCGCCGTCGATTTTCCCGTAGTCACCATATTGAGATTGGCGCCCGCGGCCTTCGCCTCGCGGCTTGCGCCTGATGCCAGAGGATTGCCCGCCACTGAATCGCGTGCTGTCAGTGTCCCAGTCCATCCCGTAGGGAGGGTCGCTGATTACCGCGTCGGCCATTATCGGCAGCATCTCTAGGCAGTCCCCTAGATAGAGCGTCGCCACCAAATGACCCCTAACAAATCGCTTGAGGACAACGGCGGGCTCGCTGGCGGTTTGGATGGTCGCCTCAATGCTCATGCTTTGGAGTTATCGCCGCCGTGCCTCAGCTCAGTGTTCGGAAGCATCCACGTTCCGTTGCATTGGCTGCAATTTATCCACCTCTCCCGACCGTTTGTGGCGACCGTTAGCCAGTCATCTGCGGACGGGCATCCGGTTTCGGGATGTAGATCGGAGTCGTCTGTAAACCAGCACGATCTTTCCGAACCAACCGGCTTCAGCGAACCGCCGGATTGCGTTTCAGGTGTGTTCATACGTCAGTGGCCGGCGGTCGCTGAGCCGGAGCGTTCGGCGACTCGTCGCAGATTATTGCTGGGCGTCCGACGATTAGCTGATTCGGCCAAGTTTGCTTTTTCACCCATTCATTCGCTTTAGATTTGTGCAGGAACGGGCCAGCCCAGTAGTCGCCGATTTTCGCATGGTCGTGCTTGTCCAGGCGGAACACCCACCACCCCCCAACCGTCGCCGAACAAGTCACCGGAGCCAACGCCCGTTGGCGCTGTCCGTTGTCCGCAAGGATCGCAGGTTTATTCATGGTCTTTGGTCGGGCGTGGCTCATTTCCCACGTTGGGCCGATAGTTTTTCATGAAGCCGCGGCGCGAGCGCGTGACTGTTCCCCATCGGGTTCTGAACCTCACGTATGCGTCTTTGATTTCGATTACCTCTACGCTGTCGAATCCGGGCGTCTTGCAGTCCCACTGGCCCAACCCGTCAGTCGAGCGAACCGGCGGAGCCGGTTCTGTTTGTGTGTTGGTGTCCATATTCATGTCCGGTGTTTTCGCGCCGCTGCTCACTTCGCTGTTCTGCGGCTCCAATACGAACGCCGCTATCTGCGGGTCACTCTGACGTGTTTCCGTGCAACCTTCGATCATCCGCGCCAGTTCGGTATCCAGCGCCTTTCCTTTCTTGCCAGAGACTTCGCGCACCTCGTCTTTGAGTGCGGTCTTACCAACCTTAACCGCGCGCAGGAATGCTTCGGTATTGCCCCCGGATAGTACAAAGCGCTCAAAGACCGCTTGCGGATTGATTATGGTTTCCAGCTTGCGCCCGTCGCGCAACCCGAAGCCAGGCACGCTTGCAGGGTCCGCTTTCAGCAGGGCTTTGATTTCATCCTTGCGGGCTTCCAGCCACTTGGCCGCAGTTCCCATGCGCTCACAGAACACAGCGCGCTGTTCCGGCGTCCACTCGGCCGCAGATACCATCCGAAGCGGTGGAGCGAGGACCGGCAGGCAACTTGCCAGCCAGTCGGAATGCACTTTGCATCGGCCCCAGTAGGCCGCGCGACAATAGCGGCACTGCGCTTCCCCGGGCGTCCGCTTCGCTTGCGTGTCATTCGACCGGCGGACCCGTTCTTCCATTTGGCGCAGGCTCTCTTCCAGGTCGCCTTCGAGGTAGAGGCAGGACGCGTCCTGCCGACCAAACGGCTTGAGGATGTTCACCAGGATCTCCGTCGGCTGGAATTCCGCCCAAAACAGTGCCGCCAGGTCCCGGAGTTGAAGATTGGTATTCGGCGGCGGGACTGGAAGCCATCCCGATTTGGCATCCAGAATCAAGGCCCGACGTTTCGGCACGTCGTAAAGGCACACGTCAAAGCGGCCTGAGTGTTTGCAGTCGGCTACGATAGGATCGTCCCCAATATCGTGCCACAATCGCTTTTCCACGAGCCGCATGCACTCCGGTCCAAATCCCGCCAAGGCTGCCACCTCGTTCTCGCGATTGCGCAATTCGTCGGCCTTGTCGATTTCGTCAGGCATCGGTTCTCGACTTGGCTTTTCGCTGTCGGTGTAAAGACAGTGGATTACCTCACCCGAGTCGGAGTAATCGGTTGCGGGCGGCTCTGGCAGGCCGCGCTGGGCGAGAAACCGACCTTGACAGAGGCTGTCAGCTTCGGCGTTGCTGGCGCTAGTGTGGCCACCGCGCTCGTCTGGTGTTGTGGGTTGGGTTGTCATGTTCTCATCACCCCCGCAACGGTTTCCTTCCAATTTGGAGTTGTAGGATTTCAGCACTCACTTGGTCTGCTCCTCCTTCCACGCGCGCAACTCCGGTTCGATCTTCGCCCAGCCGTCGTGAATCTCGCCCAGGAACTTTCCGGCCACTTTGCTGATTTCGTTCAGCGTTCCGAGCGAGTCATCCAGACCCTTCTGAGCGACAAGGAACTGGATCAACTCAACCTCACTGTGCCCTTTCATCGTCAGCAGGGATTTGAGCGCCTTCGCCTGACGCTTGACGGCTGCGCTTGGGTCCTCCGGCGGCGGCGGCTCTTGAGCCGCGCGTTGCACATTCCTTTCCGGCTCTGACTGAGCCGCTGCCGTGTCAGTGGAGGGAGATTTCTGCGGGCCGAGGTCTGTGCCTTCGACGTCGTCAATCCTCGCCTGCGATTCTTGGCTGGCGTGGAAGTGATCCGATGATGACATCTTGCTTTCTATCAGCTTCGCTGGCGCTTCAAAGATTGGACGGCTGATAGACATTTCCGCCACGATGCGCCCGGCAGCGCCGTCCTGTTCGCCCTGCATGTAAAGGCCGCCCAGCAGCGTCGGGAACGTGCTGCGCAGGGCGTCTGCCTCCGCACACTTGACGATCATGCCCGCTGCGTCCGCCTTCCATTGCGCGAAGCCCTTGTTGAACCGACCCATGCGGATTCGCCGGTAGGTGTCGCGCCGGCCCTTGCGATGAACGCGCGCCCAGCCGCCTACAACGATCTCATTCTCCAGGTGGAAGTCACCCTCGCGCTCACTGATGGTAGGATTCTCGTCGTCGCCTAGCAGGATGATGCCCGATTCCATGCCCTCGAAATCAGCGCACGTCTCGGCGCGCTTCAAGAATGCCTGATGCGCGGTGATGAGGGAGAACGAAGGACCGTCCTGCGAATCGTATCCGACAAGGAAGGCATCGCCGGCGAACGGGTTGAGCCGTTGCGCCTGGCAGAGCATGAGGAAGCGCAGCGCGTCTCGCTCGCTGCACGTCTTTCCGCTCTTGGTGGGAACGGCCACCATGTTTTGGATGATCTTGACTGAGAGGCGGATTTTGTCTGCCGCTCCATATGGAATGAACTCGATTGCCTTCTCGGGGTCTCGGGTTTGAACTGCCTGTGTTTGTATGCTCATGTTGTTCTCGTTTGTTTTCTTAGTTTGGTGTTTGATTGACTGCGGGTTTGCGTTACACCTTCGCCCTTCGCTGGCGTTTCAAATCGGCGACGGCTGCCCTAAATACCGGCATTGGAACCGTAACCTCATTGCCGCTCTCAGCCTTAATCGTCACCGTTGTCTTTTCGTCCAGCGGCAACTTGCCTTGGTCTGGGTCCGGTATCGCGCATTCCGCCGTTGCCTTGTAGCGCACGCACCACGACAGGTCGGTGGTCATCTTGTTTCCGTCGAGGTCCAAGGTGACTCCCAGACCGAGTTTGAACTTTGGCATAGACTCGTTGGCGTGGGCTTCGGCCTCGCATGAGGACCACGCCTCCAAGAGCTTGTCCTCGTTTTCTCTGACTAACGCCTTGAGGTTGTCGGCGGCTTCTGCGGCTATTGATTCGAGTTTTGTGTTCATGGGTTCAGTTTTGTTTTCGGAATGCCGGCGACACGCTCAGCCAACGGGCTAGGCTGTGACGACGACGGTTAAGAGTCGGGGCGACGGGACTTGAAATGCTTGGGATAACTGGACCTGATTTTCCGCGAGCCAGCCGGACCATGAGCATCGCCCATAGGGTCATAACGCCGATTATGAAACAGACGATGGGATCGCTTAGGATTCTACTCATAGTTAATTCTCTTTCAGTTGCCTTTTGAAGTGCTCCTGGCATTCGTCTTCCAATCCGGCCCTCTGCGCTTCAGAGAGAAACGGCAGAATGTCCGAACAGACTGGAGAATCGTTGACCGTCGCGGAAACAAGCACGAGTGAGTCTTGGTCCCACTTGTATGTAACTTCGACGGCAATTTCTAGGTAAGTATCGAAGTTCATACCTGCGCTCCTTTCAGGTCCTCAATATGATCTGCCAACAGGTTCAGCGCCCACTTGCGTTCGCTTTTGTCCGGCACGTAGAACTCCAGCCAGTTGTCGAACTGGCAGATTAGGCGCATTGCCTTCGAGCCGCCGATTGCCGCAGTAAACTCACTGTCTTTTGCGCGAGGCTTCGCCGGTTCGGGTTCGGGCGTCGGGCCGGAGACGACGTGCGGCCTTTCTTCCTCGCGTTCCGTTTCTGGCGCGGAGCTTGTTGCCTTGCCGTGGGCTGGCATCCTGCGCTCTTTGCCATCGGCCCCGGTGCGGGTGGAGGGCAACTGCGAACGAATCGCAGTTGAGACTGGGCGCACGTCGCCAACAAAGTGGTCGGACACCGCGCAAATCCTCGCAAGCTCCCGGTCGCTCAGCTTCGGCCACTCGGCCAACGCCAGTTCAACTGAGCGGCGCTTGTCGAGATTAGACCGGCGCAGCCCGTGAGACGTGTTTGCACTCAAGGCAAACTTCAGCGCATCGGACTTTGTTCCTTTGCGCACGTCCGCTTCGATGTCGAGGAATCCGTTCCGGGTCGCCGCCATGACGCGGTGGAAGCCGTCCGCGAGGATGTATTGAGAGCCGTCATGGAACACGACAACGGTAGGGAACTTGTTGGCCGCGTCCTGCATCGCTTCCGCGTACTGGTCAACAGTCTCGCCGTCTATGCGCGCGCGGATTTGGGTGCCTGCGGTGGTGATGATTTGGGCAAGTTTCAGCAGCGTGGTTTTCAATTAATCGCCTTTCCATTTATGTCGCATTCCCAAACCGGGGCGCAGCAACACTTGGCCTTGACTTTCTTCACGCACACCTTGCCGGTGGTGCTTTTGGCCACATGGGCCTTGGTCCCCGATGCCGTTAGCCGACTGGCCTCGCGCTCGCACCAGTCCAAGTACGTAATGCGGCCGTACTGGGTATTGAGCTGGTCGTTGGGTTTGTCCCAGATTGTGAGGTGGTCGGGGTTTTGTGTCGTGGTGCTCATGTGTTCGCGCTGGTGATTGGTATGCTCATGCGGCCTCGTTAGCGCAAAGGTCCTTCTTGCGTGCGTATCCTTTATTGGTGAGCCATTCGCGAAGCGACTCGTTGCAAATGTGCACCAGCTTTATGCCGTCCTTTTCCGCTCGCTTCAGCATCCTGTTGACGTCGGCTTTCGCCTCAAACGTCTTGATGTTCCGTATCATGCAATGCGAGTATTACAAGTAATACGCTATCCCGCAACATAAATTTGTATTTTGGACTTGCGTTTGTATTACAAACTGCTATTGTAGCCGTGTTGGTATTTCAAAACTGAGTATGAAAACAACTCGCAACATTAAGACGTTTGAGGCCGACGAAGATGTCGCGCGGATGATAACCACCGCTCAGGAGGCGGGGTTTCCGTTCGTGCAAATTGCCAACAAGGTTCGTCATGCGCACCGCCCGCCGCCTTGTCACATTACTGGACGGGGGCTGTCCTAAAAACTTGCGCGTGGACGGGTATGTAATTTCAGTGACAATGCAGGCTCACGTTGTCACCGTGTCGGCGGGGTGAGAGGCGGGCGAGATTTAGTCAGGCATCAATCGCTGCCAGGTCGGCAGCCAGCGTAGCCACGTCCAGCCCGCTCGCAGACCTACCGAGCTTGTTTAGCATGTCCTTTGACCAGACCGCAAACACCGCATCGCAGTACGTCATCATGAATCGCCACGTCACCGGAACGAGTTTTCCCCAAGTGACAATATAGCAATATGTCGCGTCGTATCTTGGGGACATCACCATGTGGCCACCCCACGAATACGGCTCCCAATCTCCATCAAGCGCTTGTCCGGCGGGAATGTCCCACGGCTGGCCATCCTCGAATTTCTTCGCGGCATTGGGTAACATGAGCGCAATATCGGAGGACTCGAAGATTGCGATGGACTGGCGGATGCGGTCTTGGTTGTGGCTGGATACCTGCGCAAACCCATCGCACTTGCGGCCCGCGATTCCCGTGTTGCGCCAGTAATTTAGTGCCGTTAGCGGATCGCAGCCTTGGTCGCTATCCGGCTCGAATGGGCTGTATTTCCCGACATCCTCATAGGCAACCATGATTGAACGGTCGCTGGGCACAAACGGATTATCGGCATTGAATGTCAATGTCATTTCAATGTGGCCCATTGCCGCGATAACGCAACAACCGAGCTGGTCGTTAAGCATCATGCCCCACGGCTTGGTCACTTTCTCGGTGAAGTCCGCTTCCGCCGGTGGCGGCGACAGTTCCACAGACGGCAGATATTTCGACAGCATCAACGTGCGCCTGTCGAACACGCTGCGCTTGCAACCGAGTTTGTAATTGGGAAAGTTCATATTCTTATTGTTTCGTGATGAGGTTGACCACAATCCAAGCCCAAAATCCGAGCACGGTTGCACTGACGCCCATGTAGGCAATCTGGCGCCAATCGCATCGCGGAGGGGCCTGCCAGTCTTTCCATGGAGGGCGCATAACTTACTTCGTCGAGTTGGTCGAGGTCGTCGCCGTGTTAGTCTGGCCCTGCCTGGCCAGCAGCAGAGACGCTTTCCCGAGGTCCACGACGCCGGCAGACAAAACCGCGATGGATTGCTCGTCCGGCGTGGCGCTGTTCACGCTCAGGCTGATCCCGGCGGAATTGGTGTAGATGCCGTTGGCGATGTTCTCCAGGAATCCTTTGACTGAGATGGATTCCGTCGTGCCGTCAGAGCTGGTCTTCGTGGCGACTGCACTAACGCAGCCGGTAACAACCAGCGCTGACAGTGATGCGATTGTAACTGCATTTTTGATTTTCACTATTAACTCTCTTTCTTTTGTGTTACTTCAGCCTGTCTATCGGCTTCTGTAACAAATTCTTTCATTGTTGGTGTGTTCGTTCCGTAAAGCAATGCGTGCCAGATGCTTATCAGACCGCCGCCGGAGACAACAGCATGATAGACACGACCTGCGGCTTGTAGTGCAACCCATCCCGTAGTTGCATAGACAACCCACTTCGATGGAATTGAATTTAGAACATCCTGCGGAATTGGTGTCATTGCGTTCCTTTCGTTAGACGTGCCAGAGGACTTTGACAACCTCTCGTATTCCAAACCCAGCAGCCGCACTGAGCGTACACAGAAACCAAACCCACGTGCTCCAAAGTAATCGCACCTGAGTCTGTATTCCCATCCGACCATTTCCATAAATGACCTTTTCAACATTGTGCAATCTGCCAGCAAGTCCGGGACTGTTCTCGCCGTCCCCGTCGGTCAACGTTATTAAACGATCGATTTTTCTTTCGATAGACGCAAACTGACGCTCGTCGAGAATCTTGCGCGCAACCTCATCCGCGTTGAACGTGCTAGGTTTTTGCTCAGTCTGATTTTGTTCGTGCATAATTCGCTATTGAAACAATGGTGCGATTGGAGTCGTCTTGTGATCTGTTTTCATTGTTGAATAGTCAGCCTCTGGACCACCGCGTTCCCAGCCGTCAGAAGTGCGAGGATTGATTTCATGCTTAATGATTTTTCCACGCCGGCGTAAACATCTTCACGCCATCAGTATTGGTGAACGCGATCCAGTTGTCTGGCGTCGTTACTCCAATGGTGACGTTACTTGGTGCAGCATTCGTTCCGAGAACACCAAAGCCGTTGGTGGCGGTGATGGAGCCTGGCACTACAATACTCACGTTTGAGCTGACATAGCCCATGACTGTTCCAGATGGGTTTTGCCATTCGATTAAATTGGCCGTCTGATTGGCATATTGTTTCAATTGCAATGTAGCGAATGTTGGGCCGGGGCTTTGGACGGTAAGAAAGCCCGTAAGCACAGCACTTCCACTCCCAACCGCTAAAGGGGTTCCGTCTGGATTCCCGAGATACAACACACTAGCAGTAGCGGCCTTTACAAAAAGATTACCAGCCGCCGAAATGATCCCGCCGTAATAGAGCGTTATATTGCTCGCCGAAATACCACCACTCGCCCCATTGAACGAAATGTTCGTTCCCGGCCCAATCTGCACCCGCCCATTCGTGGTGACTGTGAAAACCGGCACGCCGTTGCTGAGAACGGTGAGGGTCGTTGCGCTTACCGTCCCGCCCATCACATTCGTCGCAGTGCCCGCAGTCGTTGCGTAGGTTGCGCTTCCGGTGATGCTGATTGGAGCCGTGCCTGTTTTTATGTTAGCTGCGGTCAGCGCAGTCAGTGCGGAACCGTCGCCGGCGAACGCGGGAGCGACCAGCCGCAGCGATTGGTCATCATACCAGAGGGCCGCATCCTCAGCCAGAGTCCAGGGGGCCGAATCGCCGATGTATGGGATTCTGCCAGAGTCTGAGCCGGTGCCGACAAGTTTTCCAATCCACGTATTACCAAGCACTAGGTCCGCTGTGGATGCGTGACCAGCGTTGCTAGCATAACCAGTATTCGTCGAGGAGAATCTTAGCGACGTGCCGGCGTCAAACGCATTGCTGCTGAGCGTGCCCGCTTGGATATTCGTGCCGCTTAGTCCTCCTGAAATAGACTGGATCACCGCACTCGTGATAACCAGGGAAGCGAAGGTGTTGGTACTCGGAAAGTCAGCACCACCGTTGAAGGTTACCTTCCCTCCAAACGCGAACGGTCCGCTGTTTGTGCCCCACGTAAAATTGACGCTCGTCACCAGGTTGGTGGGCACGGGCACTGTTTTCCACGTCGAGTAATCTGCCGTGTTGGTGATCAAAAACGCGGGGACGGGATCGTAGGGATGCGTCCATCCCTTGTGATTGACGAAGCACAAGCGTGGGCCTGTCGTGGCCGCCCAAATTCCGTTTGCCGTCTCGTACCCAGACCCCTCATCACTACATTGCCACACCGTGATTGCATTTTGGAATGGCCAACCGCCCGCAGTCGCTTCATCAAACGGGTACACGCACGCGAAGAATAGACCACTGCCAATGAAGTTGTTGAATGCAAACACGAGCTCTTTGTTTCCATTGTAAAAGACCGATGTGGACGGCTCTTTGAGGAGTATCGTCGCGCCCATCGAATACGGAGAGCTGGAGGGCCACAGCGATGGCCCCTTATTATTCCCGCACTGCTCAAAATCATTAGCCTCGACAACGGCGTGGTCCGCCGCCAGGGAAATGGCGCACGCGAGACTCGCAAACTCGCAGTTCCTTATGGCTATATTGTCATCCAGCGTGCAATCCACATTGATGCCGATCAGTCCGGCGTTCGTGACGGAGTCTAGGCCCGTGAAGAATGGCATGTCCCCGGCGTAGAACCAGCAGCGGTCGACGTTTGCCTTCGGGATCGAGTACCACGGAATGTCAAATCCGTTGGTCGTCGAGCCGTTCAGCAGCACCAGGCTGTTGGTCATGTTCATCCGCGACGAGACCCACATGTCTCTCATCGAAAACACGATTTTCTCCGCGGCGACCTTGCTCCCAATCGTGATGACGTTCTGATTCGAACTGCCGGCATAGGTAATTCCGCTAGATACTTCTCCGCTCCCCTGGAACGCCAGATGCCATACGTTGCTGGGTTGTGGTGGCGTGAAGATGTTGGTGACTACGAGGTATTGACCCGGTGAGAAAAATATCGTCCCGCCCGACGAACGATTGGTCCCGTACGATGCCGCCAGGGCGTTGATCGCCTCCTGGATGCCCGCCGTCTGACTCGCGGGAACGCTCACCATATTGCCGGCTATCGCAAACGTCTTATTGCTGTAGAGAGTGACGAACGGCAAAGCGTCGGCGGTTCCCAGCACGCCCAGCGCGAGGTTGGTGAGGCCGGAACCGTCGCCAGCAAACCTGACGCCGGCGGCAGCCGTGATGTTGGTGCCCTGGACCACCGTTAGCGCCGGATCTCCATATAATCCGTCGTAGAGCGACAGCGCGCGGTCGGACCACGTCGCAAGGTCAGCGCTGCTGGCATTGCCGGCCAGGTCGCCGGAGAACTCCGTTGCAGTGATGGTTCCCGTCGAGGTAATACTGCCCGCGCTCGCTCCGTCCGCCAGTGCACCTGCGACCGACGCATAGACCGCATTGCTCGACGAGCCGCCGGTGCCCGCCACGGAGACATTGGTAACAATAAATGTGAACACGCTCCCATAAGCAAACTGGTCGAGGTTGCTGGCGAGCATAGCACAATCGTTGAATTGCCAGACGTTGGTATCATTTGGCGGGACCAGAATCTGAATCGTCTTGTTGGGAGCGCCGGCGTCGGCCGTATAGACGCCGCCAGCAAGATTGACCGAGAACAGGCCATTCGTCACATTGACGAAACGCGGAATGTCCCAAATTGTATTGGTCCCGATCCGCTGCGGTGTGGAGAGTGGAGTGAATTTGATTAATCCGAACTGGCCCCCATACCCCTGTTCCATGCAATCCTCAGAATGCCCGACGACGGGCGTTGCTTGAACTGAAAACAGGCAGGCGCACAGAAGCGCCAGCGCAAAGACGAATCGCCGCGTGTTCATTCGCTAAAGGCGGGCTGTCAACCGATATGCTCCTTAAGTAAAACGGCGTTCCTTGGATATCGCAATGTGATTGCTGGACTCAAGCTTCGACGCTATTCAACGGCCAGATCACCAGCATCCCGTTCCCCAAACCGGTCGTGATGACCTGTTCGTCACCCTCTAAGTCGTACATCTCGGGATTCACACCCTCCAAATTGCTGCGCGCAATCCGCTGGATTGTGCGGAAGCCGCCTCCGTCCAGGACCATGCGCGCCGCCGCATCCTCCGCCCGGCTGCTCACGTCGCGTTCCCAGTCGCAGTAGTTGCGCGGCCAAATCACAGCCGTGGCCGGAGCCATTCCGTAGCGCCGATATAGCACAAAGCGATTTGCCACAATCATCTGCATCAATCCGGTCGGAGGACCGCCGCCGCCAACTCCGACCTGATACATGCGCTGGTCCAACCCTACCGCCCCAAACGACAACCGGAAGATGCCATAATCGAAATTCGCTCCCAGCGCATAGTCTGTGCGGCTCACGTTAGACCTCATAATGATGCCCGTCGTGTCGCCCACCAGCCCATATTGGGAACATGAATCCGGCGAGAAAACCCAATCCCCACTTGCGTCGTTCCACCAGCCCATCGCCCGCGTCTCAAATCTTCCCCCCTCAGAACCGACTAGACCCGCGGTGCCTCCGATGAGCTCTACGGTCGCATCCTGAATGAGAAACGTGCCCGGACATACCGTCTCGCACATTCGGAACCTTGCGCCAAGACGCGCGTAGAGCGCCTGCGCATCGGCTATCGTCACCCACCGATAATTGTCCACTTCCTGATGGCTGGTGCCGTAATAACCAGCCCATTGATCGAATAGCGGGTCTAAATCCGTATAGGTCGCCCCGTCAAAATATCGTGCGTTTGTCGTGGCCAATGCCGCCCAATCGCCCGGAAAACTGGCTGCGGTCAGCACTGTGAGGCCCATAGATGTCGCCCATGCGGTGGCGTCGTTTTCACCGCCGGCCTGCCAACCTGCAAATTGGTTCCTCGGGCGATATTGGGAAAAGCCGATCCCGGCGCCAATATTGCGCTCTAAATACGTCAGGAGGCCGCTCTGCGCACTCGTTTCCTCATCGTCCCTCGAATATCTATCCACCCCATTGACCAGACTGGCGACCGCATTGAAATGTTCGACCGCCATCGGCAGCATTGCGACGGCCACCTTGCCGGACCCTGCGCCGCTCCCGGACATCGAGTCATCATCTCCCGGCGCCATGCTTCCCGCGCTGAGCACTGCCCCGCCGGCCGATGCCCAATACCCCTCTTGCGCCGCACTGCCCTTCGAGAAGTCCTCAATGAACTCACCCGATGGCGGGCAGCGAAAAACCTTTCCGTAATTCACCCAGGCCGCAAGCCGCAGCCATATATCCGGTACCTGGTTTATGTCGAAGCCCTGAAGGAAGCCAATCCCTTCAATCAATTGCTCCCCAATCCCTGTCAGGGGCTGGCTGCTTATCGCAATCGGATGGTTCTCCCCGAATGGCTTGCTCTCAAAGTATTCCTGGAAGAACGCCTGAACTGATCGCTTGGATAGACCAAGCACGTTGGCGTCGTTGTTCGGGTTCCAACACCGCAGTCGGCCAATCGCCTTGGGCGTGCGCGGATAATATCGCAATGGCTGGAAGTCCGTTCGTTCCGGAGACCCACCAGACGCGTTAGTCCATGCCGCCCAATCCGTTCTATTGATCGTGTCGAGGGTGACTCCAACATAGACTGACAATGGGTGGAATATCGTGCGCTGCAATACCACCGCGCCGCCAGTGAGCGTCACAAATTGCCAAGCGCGAACTCGCTCATAACCGTCAAAACCGCCGGGGGCAAGCGCCGGAACTGGCCACGTCACAGGAAGCTGTTGAGTGAGCAGCAGTCCCGGCCCAAAGACAGTCGAGATCACCTGCACACTCACCGTTACGCCGCTTCCCCAATCCGCACCCTGAATGTCTTCTATGACGTTCCCAAGGTTCTTGTACATAGACCACGGGCCGCAGTTTGTGGGAAATGATGCGTAGTTATATCCAGGCATTGACGTTATGGACACCGTCGTCCAGGTCCCGAGCGCCAGCGTGCTCAAGTCTGTGCCAGTCAACGTCCATGCATAGTAGCCGTAGTCCGTTGGGACAGCGTCCGCCAGCGCGAGTGTGAAAAGCGGCTGGTCGTAGAGCGCAAATGGAGGTATAAAGGCATTGCCCCCGTTCAGGTCGATCCCCGGAGCGCCACAGGCCAGCGTTATCAGGTTGGTGGTCAGCCCCACTAGGTCAATTTCAGTCGGCGTCGTGATCTGAAGGCATCCCGAGACTCCATACGTAGTCGTTTCCACAATCGTTGCCCCGACAGCCCCAAGCGCACTGGCAAGGTTTTCAATGCCGGTGTAGTCGAACAGATACCGCTTATCTTCCGCCGCGTAAGTGAATACCACACTGACGACATCGCCGACAGCCAGCCGTGGAGTCGGCCCGGTTGTCCTGACGAAAAGCGCAATATCGGATTGGGCCGGAGGATCGCGCAACGTGGCCACCCAGTTGATGTTCTCCGAGTCCGCCTGCTGCGGGATAGCCAAGCCATCATGCACTCGCGTTACCGTCACATCCTGCACGCTCATCGCCGCCGTGCCGTCGGCTTTATTCAGAAGCACGACCGTCGGCGGATATGTCACAGTAACCATCTGGGCCGGCGTGCGCGTAATCTTGAATTGATCCCCCGGATTGACCGCCATCAACTTCCCCCGGTGAAACAGCATGTCGCCCAGCATCGTGCTCTGACTAACGGCGCCAAACCAGCCGCCCGCGGGCGCCGCAATATGCCGGCTGTCCCCAGGCACTTCGACGCCATTATAGATGCCGCTGACATCCCATACTTTCGTCCAGTCCACCAGCTCATGGTCATAGGGGTGGCCGACCACTTCAGGGCATAGCTGGCCAGCAACCCGAAGTGGGTCGGTGATGTTGCAGTTCGCCCCTCGCTTCAGCCACCACGGATCGAGAGCCAGTGGCCGGTGGAAGTACCTTCCGGAGATCACCCAGCCCCGCGACGGCCCATAGCCAGTAGCGCGCACGCACTGCGACTGCATCGGCGGAATCGTGACCGTCAATGGCGTGGACTCCTCCCAGTTGGCCATTGTGGGCAGCGTAATCGTCACCTCAATCGGCTGCAAATTGTTGAACCGCAGGAGCCGGAACTTGTCGTAGGCCAATGGCCATGTAAATGCGGCCCCTACGTTGTCGCCCAGCACGATCTCGGCAGGGTCCCACCAATGCACATACTCCGCGACAGACCCGCCACTGACAAAGACGTTGTAGGCCAGCCCATCCACCACCTTCGTTTGCACCTTCAGCGAGTGATTCAGCAAGTTCGAACGCTGCTCGCTCACCGGCTGCGCCGATTCAGGCCAGATCGCGGGGGATAGAGTGTTAACCCATTCCTCCTGACTCGGTGCCACCAGTCGAATGACGCCGCCAGCCCGCCCATAATACGGCGGCCAGTCCTCCTTGTAAGGCGGCGTCCCGCCCGAGTCCACCGCCGCCGCCATCACCCAGTTGTCAAACACGGCATCCGTGTACGCCCGCTTGTTGAAGCCTGAGTCGGCATACAGCGAGATCGCCATCTGCGCCATTGTAGCCGGCGCTGCCGGATTCACCGACGCGCAGAAGAAAAACACCCGGTCATAGACGAACTCCGGGAATAAAAACGCGGCCTGGTTATTACGCTTCTGCGCGAGCACCGAGTCGGCCTCCTCCCATAGCGCCAGCCAGTCGGCGCTGCTTAGTTCGTCGCCCGGATTCAGGTAGTTTATTACAGCCATAATGGCATCAAGTAGCCGCCGTCGGCACTCGAAGCGGATGCTTGAATCTTCGCATGGGCGCGAATGCCGCGCGTTGTCCGCTCAAATTTTACCGTCGTCGAATCGAAGAACTGAAGTTCATTTTGTACGCGGTCTTGCTGCGCACGATGAAATGACGCCTCGTGCGTGGTTCCAATTACTCCATTTTGCGTTCGCGTTCTCATCGTAGCCAGTAGCGCAACAGCGACCATAGAGCCAACTCGTATTCGGTCGAGACCTCCACCATAAAGTTGGACAGCACAGGCTCGCGCGTGATCTTCTTCAGCCAGCCCCAGTAGTAGTACAGCGATTCATCTCCGGGGGCTACCTGTGTCGGGATGCTACCGATCTTTGACCTGATACGCATCGGGCAATTATACGTCCACCCGTAACCAACCTCACTCAGCAGGTCTGACGTGCCATAAATATTCATCTCGCCATCAATGCGCGTGTTGTAAACCGAGGCCGGGCTGCAATAGCTCGTATGGCGCAGAACGTACGTCGGCTTCATGTACTCTGTCTGACCCTTCAGAATTTCCAATGTCAGTTGCTTCGCGGCGGATGAAGACGGAGCAACAAACGCCCCGCCAGGAGGTGCTGTAAGGTTTCCCCCGGCTGTATCCAGATCGGAATTGCACATGTTCACGGCGTCAACCAGTGTTCCTCCACTTAGCGCCAGTTTGCTCAACACCGTCTTGTCGTTATAGTTCAGCACTGGGGAAGCCCCACCGACAATGAGCGGGTTTGCAAATATAGTATCATTCGCTTCGTTGGTGAGCAGTTCCCATTGATCGAAGAACAGTTCTGACAATATCCCGGCGGTCGTGCTGCTTAATCCGGGCAGTTCCACCTCTAGCTCCCGATCCGCCCCACCATCAGCCCCCCTGAACGTAACGCTCGCCCCGAACGTCAATAGGTAGTTGTAATACGTTACCAGCGCCTCCAGGCTGGGAGACGTAACGCGAAAATGAGTGACACTACCCTTTGGGCCGCTGCGCACGTCAAAGGAGTTGAACGTCAGTGGAGTTTCGGGGTCGTATCCAACGAATTGTAGGGTGCCAGCCATAAATCAATGATGTCCTCCGGGTCCAAACTTCGCGGGAATGGAGCCGACTGGATTAAAAACCCCACCCCTTAGATTGTCGGTGTTTTGAGCGGTGCGGATTGCAGCATCCACCAGCCTCTTAAAGTCGGGAGGCGTGGCCGCATACGCGCCAACCTTCTGCTGGCTATTCAGGCTAAAGCCCTGAGTTACTCCGCGCTGGCCTTCCTCGTATAGCTTGGCGGATTCCTTGAGTTTCGCTTGCCGCGTCTTATCGGCAACCGACTGCTGCCCGTTTCTTATCGCGTCTGTTATGGCCTGCGCGCCTTTATCGGTGGCGATCCCAAGGCGCAGCCTGCTTTGCGCGTCTGATTCAGCTTTTGCCTTCGCGGTTGCGGTGGCAACGTCTGAACCTGACATTGTTGCCGATGCCTTAGCCAAATTTGCGCGCGCGGATGCAAGCTTTGCCTGAACACTCTCAAGTGATTCACGCGGAAGCTCTTTCCCATCCACGGTGACAGCCGGATTCATGTAGCGCGTGTCCTCTAGGTTAGTCCCACTAAACCAGGCCATGCCCCGAACTGCTGTGTCCAACATGCCACCAAATACGCCGCCTCCCCGAGCTTCCCGCGCTGCATTTATTGCGTCGGCCTGCTTGGATAGCAATTCTTCCTGCTTTTTAAGCTGCGCGAGGGTGTTGATTGAGGCTTCGCCACGCCCGCCCGCCGCAGTGCTTTTCTCGGCTTTGGCCTTGTAATCGGCCTCGGACTCAGCGGCGGCTTTCTTGGCGGCTGCGTAGTCCTTCAATCGCTGATTCTGTTCCTCGGTAAGCGCGTTTACCTTTAGTTCCTGTTCCTCCTTTAAGTGCGCAATCTCAATCTCTGTGCGCTTCCGCGTGGCGTCCTGCGCTGAAATCTTGTGCATCTTTTCCGCAAGGTCTATTTCGTCCAGCCGGATTTGCTTGGCCTCTTTGGCATGATCCATCTGCGCTTGGGCGTTGCGCTTGATTGATTCAACGGCCTCATCAGAGATTTCAGACAGAGACTTTTGATGCTTATGTAGATTGCCAATCTCAACGGCCAGTTTTCGAGCGGCATCCGCCTGCTCATTCATGCGCTTGGTCTGGCGTTCCGTTTGGTCCGCACCCATCCCCATCGCATCGGCATAATTCTCCTGGCGGTCGGCAAGGCGCGTGAAATGGTTGAACGTGAAATAGATCGCAACCCCAAGCGCCACGACGGCGGCAATGAGCCATCCAATCGGACCCAGCGCAATGGTAGTCGCCGCACCCTCAATCTTTGCCGCCTCGGCACAAGCCGCCGCCTCGCGCTGCTTGGCGATGATTGTGAGGGCGCTTGCGTCGGCAGTTCCAGCAGCCCTTGCCGCCTCTGCCGCCGCTATAGCCTTGGCCGCTTCCACCTGTAGCTTGCTCGTGCCATTGCGCACCGATTCTGCCACCGCAGCCTTGGCCATAGCCGCCGCCTCTTTCTCAAGGTCCAAAGCGTGTTGCGCAAGGTCGGAATGCGTTACCTTGAGAATCTTTGAGAAGACCCCCATGTATTGAGCCAACAGAGAAATCGAGCCCGGAATGCGCGCCCAGTTTCCGCGACCGGCCTCACGCAAGACCACGAGGAATTCCCGAATCATCCCCGCCTGGCCACCTCCTGACGACATTCCGACAATCCCACCATCGCCTTCGTGTCCTCCACCGCCACCGTTTCCTATGCCCTGCGCAATGGCCTTCACCTTGGCCATCTCAGCCTTATATTGGCTGGAATTTGCAATTACAACAAATTCTAGTTTCTGAGCCATGTTATTTCACCGGAACCGGACTTTCTGGATGCTCTCGGTTCCATTTCTCGGCAGCGGCCTGAACAGCATCCTCGCCCAACGCAAGCGACGGCTCGGGGTTGCTTCGGTCAAATGCGGCGGCTCGATCTTCGTCCGCAATGTCGTGATGGTTCTTTACCCACACGTTGCCCTTGGCCTCTGCATCGGCCAAATAGAGCGTTCTGGCCAAACCTAGCGGAAAGTCAAACGGAGTTGCGCAGCCGAAGTCCAGGTAAAGGGGCTGGACGAAAAGAAGCAACATGGCCGTTTCAGGCGAGCCGAAGTAATGGAACGGGACACCGCTCGTTTTCGGCATGGCCCGCGTCGGGAGCGTGTGCGAGCCGTCAATGCGGTATGCTCTGAACTTGGCAACCTCAGTTTCGAGGTTTAGCTTTTTCGTGGACTTACCCCACTGTTTGAGATTCTCGGCCTGATCTTTATTCCCTTCCCAGGTGCGGTGGCAGGCGAGGGCGGCAAGCATGAGAGCTTCACGCCGGTCAGTAGCCGGCAAGACCTCAAATCCTTCCCGGCTGTGCGTCACCATCGGATTGCGCTGACGCCAAAGAAGAAGCTCATGCCCGATTGAGTACTCGAGCATGAGCAAGTTCAGAACTACCGCGCCTTCTGGACGCACGGCGTCCGCAAAAAGCGCGTCGTGCATGATGATTTAGCCCGTGATGGGAGCGCCGGTCAGTGCAGCATTCTGGCTCTGGTTGACGTATTTCTCCGCGGAGATGTCAACCGAAGCGTCGTCGGCCATCTTAAGACTGATCTTGGTTCCCGGCTTGATGCGCCAAGTTCCGTTCAAGACGTCCACCTTGTAGTTTGCAACTACAAGATTAATGAGCGTTACGACTTTATCGGCGACGTCGGCTGCGGCTGCGCGAGTAGCGCCAGAGGGCTTGAACTTGATGGTCCGCTCGTACAGGAACTCATACTGGGTGATGTTCTGAGTATTCCCGGTCGTGTCGGTGTTTTTCTTCTCCGTCCACGTGTACGTCAGGTCGTCTGATTCGGTTTCAAACGACGCAATTCCGGTAATGGCGATTGGAGTCCCGCTGTTCGTGATTCCGAACAGATAGGCAACTGCGCCTATCTGTGTTTCCTGAATTGGGGCAAATGTTCCAGGCATAAATTACTTGTGGTTTGTGACTGTTTCGGGCGCCGGCGCGGGTTTCGGTTTGCTGTAGTGATGCGCTCCGAAAATGCGGCCGAGTTCCGGGTTGGCATGGAAGTAATCCCACTTCTCGGCGTGGGTCTTTAGCGCCAGAAATTCCTTCACCTTTTCTTCGAGTGATTTAATTTCCATAACTGACTCCAACATTCTGGGAATTGGTAGTAACGATCTGGACTCGGTAGTAATTGGTTAGCGGGTAGGTGTAGCCCTGAATCACTTCCGTTGTGGAGTTGGTGCTCGGCATCGTCAGTGTTGCGAACGTGATCCAGTTTGTATTGTCAACGGATACCTGTTGCCTTATCACCACATCGTTGGTGCTCGCCAGTGCCCCATGCGTAACCGAAAGCTGTTGAGGCGTCGGAAAGTTTTGGGACAGGATATTGGTGTTACTGGTGAACGTGGTATTGTTGACCGCCTGAAGCGAGCCAACCAAGAGGACTGGCGCTGCGCTGACCGCAATTGAGGCAATCGCCACGCAGGCCGCAAAGAGTAGTTTCTTCATATCGTAGATTGCTGATAGTCAACTTCCGCGCACGAATACAGATTCCGCAGCGGCGCCGAGACTCACAGCCTTGACGCAAATATGCAGGTCGAACCCACCATACGGCCTTTCAATGTCATGCAGGAGAATCTCGGCGGCGTTCGTGGTTATCTCGTCAAGTTCACTTGCAATGTAGGCCTTCAAATGTTCGTTCAAATCCATTGAGTCAACGGCGGATTTCAGATCCGCAATATTGTCCGTGATGCCATTAATCGAGGCCCTGACAAGCTGTTTGGGTTCGGTGGGTAACGGCATGTTTGCGAATGCTTTTTTGTCCATAAATCAGTTTGATGCCTGGCTGACGAATGCGCTGAAATTGAGAATCTCAACCCAGTAGTCGCCTTTCTCGTCTGCCTTACCCCTGACGAGAAACGGAGTTTCCATCTTGATCCAATCGCATCGAAAATCTACCATGTCGGCATTGTTGGCGGCTATCGCGTCTCCATCATCGGTTCCATCCGTTTGTGCCAGCCAACGGCCGGCTCTCGTAATCCCATCAGCAACCGTACTCAGTGAGTTGCCATCACTGATCGTCATGGTATCCACCGTCGCGCTCACAAAGTCATCTATTGCCTTACGCAGCGCACCGACGTCTGGATTGCTGGAGTCTTGTGCAACGCTGAAATGATGCTGGATACCGAAGTAAACCACGCCATCTTGCCGATGCGGAACGCTCGGGTTGAATCCAGTGGCCAGGATGGTGCGGTTTGGAAAGGAGCGAACGCGAACGTCATTGGAAATGAACGTTGCGGTGGGGTCGGCCCTACTTTGTAGTATCAGGAACGCCATTACCGCTCGCTCGATCTTTGAACTTGGATTGACGAAAGCCATCAGCCTAAGCCGAAAGTCAACGAATCGCGTTGAAGGCAGCGGCCATCTCGCGCATGTCCTTCGCCATGTAATGCTCTGTCATCTCCGCCGCAACCTCGTCTATCGCCCGCTGTAATGGCTGGGTGCCGTATTTGATAAGCGCCTCGTGGTAGTTCACTGCGTTGCTTCCATTGACCCTTGAATCCTCCAGGCCAATCCTATTTTCAACTGTTATCGTGGCGGAGTTCTTGCTTGTGGTAAAATTGACCTCCGACATATTCGGCTTCGGTGATACCTTTTGCTCTGAAAAGCCCTCATCCAGCGATGATCCGCCATTCTCTCCACCCTCAATTCGCTCGATGAATCCGCGCAGGTTAAAAATCTTCTTCGCAGCCGATGCCCAGCCGGCAACCAGGAAGTGCGTTGATGAGTGGCGGGCCTTTAACATACGATCCGCAAGCGCCTGCAAGACGGTAGTTCGGCCTGCCTTATCCATCCCTTTCAGCATCTCGAAGCCCGCGGGAAGCCTCCAGCGGTTGTTTGTCAGCCTGTTGTATTCTGAGCCTGGAGCCATTCGTGCAAGTTGGATCATGTAGGCCAGCGACCTACCGGAGCCGGCATCCTGTTCGGCCCCAAACATTGGGACTGTGTATTTCTTCTGCTTTGACAGTCTTCCGGTCGGCGTCTTGCCTGGTGCGAAAACAACCTCAAGCTCGGTGTCTATCGTTTCTTGGGAAACAAACGGCGTGTACTCTTTGACTTTGCTCGTGATCCTTTGCGCTGTGAGGATTACCAGAAAGGCTGGCGTAGACTCCGACCACGACTCCGCTAAATCCATCGCCCGATCCAGCGATGACGTGTCCAGTTTAAGTTCGATTCCAGCCATCACCAATGCGGGCAGTCAAAACCAGCATCCGACTACGAAATGTCGTCGGCTAACGTGTAAAAGGAAATTGGCAAGCCTCTCATGCGCAGATTAGGCGGTTCGGTAACCCGTCCTTTAACGTTAAAGGCTCAATAGATTCCTTATTGGGGGTCCATATAGTGTGTCCAGCTATTAGACACACAATAGGTAGTGTGCTATATGTTGCGGTGTCCTATGTGTGGACACAATATGTTGTGGTTTTTGTATGGATGCGGTTGCGAGGGCGGGGTTGGTTGGGCGGCCGGAGCTGGTGCCGGGGCGGTTGCCGCTACCGAAGGGGAAACCGGTTGAGGAGCGATTGTCGCCTGCGCAGCCGCTGGGGCGAGCGCCCGCACCTGTCGCGGCTCCGTTGACTTGCGCCCCTGGGCCCACTGCCAGGCGAAGAAGAGCGCGAGGAGCCCGACCACGGCCAATGCGGCGGGCATCAACAGGCCGAAGTCATACCGGGCGTGCCGCGCCGGTTCGATCGGCCGGAATTGCATCGGTGATGGGGGCGGAGGAGAGGCTTGCTGCTGCGTCTCTTTGGCCCGCCTTAAGGCATCGTTGATTAAGCTCATGCGTTGATTTGTCCTTCGAGTTCGCGAACGGCCTGGCCGACCATCCGAAAGTCAATCCGCTCGCTTTGCTGAACGAACCCCGCCAGGAGGGCCTTGTCGCAAACCGCGTTTACGAGCCGTGGAATGCCCTGGCTATAGTGATGGACTCGCCACAGGGCAGGGCGGGTGAAATAGGGCGTGCCATTCCCGCCCGAGACGTGCAGCCGGTGCTGCACATATTGGGTGACCTCGAAGCGTTTGAGCGGCGGCAAATGGTAGCGGACGGTGATGCGCTGGCGCAGTTGGCGCAGTCGCGGATTGTTGAGCCGGCCGCGCAGCTCGGGCTGGCCCAGCAATACGATTTGCAGCAGCTTGCGGTTGTCCGTCTCCAGGTTCGACAGCAGCCGGATCTGTTCGAGCAATTCGTCCGTCAGGTCTTGCGCTTCGTCAATGATGAGCACCGATTCCTTGCCGCGCTTGAGGCCGTCGGTCGTGGACATGGCCACGGTGCGAACCCAATGGTCGCCGAGGTGCTGCTGGACTTCGAGCGTCAGCTTGGCCTTCCCCTGGAGCGGAAGGTCGTATTCGATAGTCACGGCGTTGTAGATGGCGGGGAGTTGATCGGGGAACTCGACGTCCACCACCGGACCGATGACTTGAACGATTTTGCCTGTATTCATGCGTTTCGATAAATTCGTATCGATAAACTTGTGGCGATTGGCATCCGTATAAGTACTGAGAAGAAAGTTGTTGCATACCCAAGCGGATAGGTTATTGTGTGGGTAGATAAAGAGAGCGACCCCAGTAAGGTTGTTCGAAAACGAAAGAACGAAAATGACAACTGCAAAACTAAAAATCGATAAAGAGGGATACGTGAAACTGCTGCGCTGCGAAAAGGGTCACTCCGGAAATACCCGGTATGTCTTGGACGTCGGATATTGCCAATGCCAGGGTTGCGGTGACTTCCGCCCGCTCGACTCATGCATCGCCGACCAACAGGAAAAACTCAACTCCGCCGCGAAATGACCGCCAAAGAAAGAACGAAAATGAAAACGACTGAAAAATTCGCAATCCGTGGAGAAACGACAATGGAGCGATACACATGCAAAACTTTTAACTCAGTGATAGCTGATTCGATGACGGCGGCGGCTGAATTGTTCGCTGGCCGCGCCGCTCGTCGGGAGTTTGGGAAATCAGGCTACGCGAGGACATGCAATATGGGCGCATATTCACAGGATGGTACGCTAGCAGAATTTTCCGCGTTCATCGGCTATACTCCGAAAGGCGAGCCGCACACCACACAGGGCCACAACTACAATTTCACCGTTCAAACCGCAGGCTAGATGGGTACATGGTCTCGACTGAGACCGAACAAAGAGCTATGACTAGCCAAAAAGAAAATATGAAAACACGCACAACCGTAGAGGTAACAAAAAACCAACCGACATTCCCCGTCCGCGAAATGGACGCGTCAAAAGGCTGGAAATATCACTGGCTGCCGAGCACGCCGACCGGCGGCGTGGAACTCGTAATCGCAAACCCTGAAATTTCGGCGGCGGTGGAAAACAAAATCAAATCGGCGGCGGAAACGGCGGTCATGCAACTGCTCAACGACCTAGCCGACGAGCTCGGTACAACGGCCTCCGCGCTCAGTGACCGGCTCAAACGCCGACACAATGCCTGCCTTTTAGGCAGCGAAAAGCCGAGTCGCACCGCTCGCCCGGTGTGGAGAATAACCGAGACCGGCGAAACCCGCAACGGCCTCGGAAACCGTGTCGGCGTGGACAACTCTTGGACTAGCTGTGCCGGACAATCTCCCCAAATATGATCTGCCCACCGAGCGGCCACGAATTTACTGCACCGCAGACCCCGATTCTTCGCGTCCCTGGTCACCCCGAACTTTGTCAGCAAATGACGTTGATCCATTTTCATGCGTGCTGCGGGTCGGTATATCTCCAAACTGGACGCGCGTGGACGATAGTGAAGGAGTCGCGTAAGCTGGACCCTGTTGCTCGAATGTTGGGGAGCGAGGATACCGTCGAAGTTCTGAGAAGCGTATGAAAAACCCCGCAGCAGTCGCACTCGGACGGGTCGGGGGAAAATCGAAGTCGGCCGCGAAAACCGCAGCTGCGAGAAAAAACGGGAAATTGGGCGGCCGGCCGAAGAAGCCGAAACCAGTTGAGACCGTTAGCTAAAAAAGATATGACCGCCCTGCTCAAACCCAAGCTCGAATCAGTTCCCCTCGCCGCCGGCCTGCGCTGGCGCGGGGGGAATTACTCGGGCTTCATGTTCCAAGAGAAGTCAGACGGGCGGCACGAATTCGCGGACCTGGGGAACTTTACCAGCGTCAACGCCGAGCGGATGCGCGACGGGCGGCTAGTCGTTAACGACCTAATCACGCTTCAAGGGCAGGATATGCGCGGGGAATCCACTTGGAACCGTTGGGCCGCGTTACAGGGTGTTGCGCTACCGCTCGCGGGGAATATCCGCCTTTGCCGCGTGGGGCAGGGCGGGGAATTCCTGGAGCACCTGCTCCGGGAAGGCGGGGAGGGTGTGGTTGCCAAGCCGCTGGCCGGCACATTCGGCGCTGGCTGGCTCAAGTGTAAGCGCGTCCAGACGTTCAGGGTGGTTGTCGCCGGTATTGACCCTATGCGGGGAAGCGTCAAGCTTTGCGACGCAGCCACGGGCGAGGATAGGGGGAAATTGGCCTTGCGTAGCAGGTTTGACCATGTGCGGGTCGGCTCGGTCCTCAAAGTCGAGGCTTTTGGCCTGACCGCGCGGGGAATGTTGCGCGAGGCGCGGCTGGACTCCGATTTTCCGGGCAGTTGGTTGGTTAGCTATTGAGATTATGAACACACCACAAAGCCCGCCCATGCGCGGGGAATACGAGGACACCCAGCAAATACCCCTTCATCGTCCCCTGGTCGCAGGGGGAATACCTGGCCGTGCGCTACCTGGCGGGGTCAATGCGGGGAAGTCTGGCCGACGTGGGGGTTGCGGCCTTGCGCCAGGGACTGCGCGAGCTTGCGCGTGAGGAAGTCGCTGCCCGCGTGCGTAGGGGGAAATTCGTGCCGCAACGGCTGGCCGTGATGGCTCAGGGGGAAATCACGCGCCCTGGTTCAGATCGACAACCGTAATCTGCCAGAGGGGGCCGAGGTTGGCCCATGACGCAACCTTGCAGTGGCGCAGAATGCCCATGCTGGTTACGTCAATGGGCTGGCCGGTGGCAAGCGCGGCCTTCGCGGGGAAGTCCTCAACGGCAATCTCAATCAATCCCATCAGGCGGGGGGAATGTCCACCGCCGGCAGCAAGCAGCGGGTTTTCCAGTTCAAACACGCCTACCGTGCAATCGAGCGTTTCGCCGGCATAGACGGCGCTACCGCCCTGCACGTCGCTGGCCGTCATTTCGCGGAAGCCGCCGAGGATGTAATCTGAATCAGCCATAAATCGAAACCCGCCGCGCTAGTTAAGCCAGCGCGGCGGGGAAACAAAGGACAGACCAATGAGCGAACCGAGATCAGTAAACCAACAGGGCCGCGTGTTCCGGCTTCACCAGCGTCGAACCGTAGGCACAAGAAAGCTCGTATCGGTTCATCCGGTGGCCGGGGTAAACCGCCAACTCGAACGCGATGCCGCTGCGCGGGTCTTGCACGATCTCGCGGGCGATGGCAAGGTCTCCCTCAGCCGGAACCGTCGGCAGGCGGAAACCGTAGCAGAAAGCGTTCTGCGTGAAAGCCAAGTTGGCGGTCAGCAATGTGCTGGTGCCAATGACAGTAATGGCGCGGGTGGCCGCGCCCTGAGCCTTGCGCAAGCCAGGAGCCGCAAGCACGATTTGATCGCCCGTTGCCGGATTCGATCCGGCAATGGTGGCCGACGCCACAACGTACTTGTTCGTGTCGTTGGCGAATGTGATAACATCGCCAGCCACAATCAGGCCGGTGCCAGCGGTGGCGAGGGGGATAACCGTTTGTCCGACCGTGAAAGCCGCGCTGGTGGAAGTCGCGCCGGAAGCCGTGCCGATGGTGGCAGACGCAACCTGCGGCACGGCTTCC